CCCCAATCCGCCCCAAAGAAAAACCGCGCATCGGATGGCGTGTCGAACGCCTCGATTTTCCAATTATGAAACACGCGGGCATTGCTGGCCTGCTTGTAACCGCCTAGCCAAATATGCGCGTATTTGTCAGGGTCGCGGCGCTTGTCCCATTCCATTTGTTCCCGCAACACATCGGGAAAGAACTTGTTAGCGTCGTAATTGATTTCACGGATAATGGTGCCCGGTGGCGGGCCGTCCTCGCCGCGAAACATCTTATCAACCGGGTCGCTGGCGTATTCAGGATTCCAGCTAAACCAAAGCTCCGAACCCGCTTTGCGGATAGTGGGCAAGAGCAAATCAAGGGAGCGTTGGCTTAGGCTTTGCGCTTCCTCAATCCAAACCCAGTCAATGCCCTCTAGCGACTTTACACTGTCCGCTGTGTGGTTTTGCATCCCTTGAAAGATGATACGCCCATCGCCCGGCGTCTCAATGTGCGTGTTCAGGCAACGGAACCCGCCCAGCTCGTGCTCCCTTATCTTGCTTTCGATAAGGAATTTCGCCGACTGGTCCAGGCTCTTTTGAACCTCGCGGATACAAAGCCCGCGAACACCCTCGCCCTGTGCGCACCTAAGCGCCGCAAGCGTGCCGAAAAAATGCGACTTTCCAGATCCCCGCCCGCCGTGTGCAGCCTTAAACCGTGACGGATGAAAGAACGGCTTAAACGCCGGCCCTAGCCGAATGTCTTTAGTCGTCTTCAAAGATAACGCGGACCTCGGTTGTAACCGGGTTGCCCGCCTGCCCGCCGTGGTTAAGGTCCAGCTTATCGCCGTATTTCTTAGGTGCCAGCTTGCTAGCCGCCCACTTGCGCGCGTCTACCTGCAATCGTGCTTTTTGCGGATCTTCGCATGTGTCGGCAATATCGACAATCTCTTGTGCGTACACGTCAGCTTGTGCCGCCCGCGCGTGCGCGTATTTATCCGAAAAGCCCGGCTTGCTCGATAACCACAGATAAACGCTAGACGCCGCAGGCATACCGGATTCCATGCAAATCATGCGCAGGCTTTCACCCGATGCAATCCGGTCACAGATTAAATCCGCAAGCTCCTCGGTGTATATGCTAGGACGGCCTTGCATTACTTTTCCCGCGTGATGATTGATTGCGTGCCGGTCATTAGTGCTTCACTTCCATGATAGAGCCGCCGCTTGCTACTTCGCCGGTTTCCAGGAAGCGGGCAAACGTGGCCGCAGACCGGGCGACCTGTACCGGGTCGTCCGTTGTAGGGCCTGTATCGCTGAAATGAAGCGTCAAAGCCTTCTCAAGCGCGGTTAGCCGGTTGTGACGTGTGCAATCCTCATTGCCCGCCACTATAGCGCTCTCAATCAAGCTGGCGACTTGCTCTTGCGTGAATGTGTCGGGATTAGTGTCCCGCTGAAACAGGCGCTTGATTAGCTTGAACATAGTTGCCCTATGGTGTGCGCGGCTCACGGCTCTAGTCGCTAGATAATCGCGTGAAATGTTGGCCGGGCCGCGCTACTTGGTGCGCTAGATATGCGCAATTCCCTCAGCTTGTTTTTCGATAGCATATATGGCTGTAGAAGTCAAGCCTTGCACTATATGTTGTGGCTCAGTCAAAAAATGCGCCGTGTTCGTCTTTGCGCTTTTTCGCCCACGGTCCAGGTCCAAACCCTTTCACGTCAATCGACCATACCATAAAGCGTTGATAACACCATCCTATCCAATCGGTGCAAAATGCGACCAGCCGCCCGCGTGGGGAGTTTTGCCAAATGACATAAGCCTCCCAATCGAGCCCTTTCGGGTAAAGAAATTCAAGGGCGCTATCCAGCTTGTAGAAGCCGTGACCAATCAAATAAAGCAATTCAGAAAGTGCCCATCGTATCCGCATCATCACGTAAACCCGTAGTGCTCCGATAGCGCCTGCGCGCCGTGTGCTAAATCCTCTAGGCTGTTTATCCTGCGGTGAATGTGCATATCGTGAACCGCTTGCCGGGCCTTATGTCCGGCCTGCTTTAGCGCATCGTCCGCGCTGTAATACCGATCCGCGCGCTTTTCGTCCTCGAAATCATCGGACACTGACAGGCCGCCGCTATCGTCCAGGCTGCTTGTTTTACACCGGATTGCAAAGCCTGCCGCGTTCTTATGATGACAGAACAATTCCAGCGCGTCCCGGTGCATATCGGATAACGGCGCATAACTAAGCGGATTGCCGACCTCGCCACCGCTGGCGATTGCCTTATGCCGTTTCATTTGCGGCGTTAGCTCAATCTTGTCGGTCTTGCGCTTAGGTTCCGGCTTTAGCTGGCCGGATGGATACCGCTTGCCGTCTTTGCGCTTGCGCCCGCGCCTAGCCATCCTTCTGTTCTTCCATCTCGCCCGCAATGGCGTCCGGCTCTTGCAGCATGTGGCCTTCCTCATTGGACAAGCGCGCCTTGCTCCAGCCGCTAACCCCGCGCTCACGGGACCACCACCAGGCATACCCGATTAGATGCTCCGGGCTAATTTCAAATGAACCGCCGCCGTATTGCTTCTGAAAGTCCTGCCAGCACTTTTCTAGGTATCGCGGTCCCATCGGGAGCGTCTTAGTGCCCTTATCGGTCATGTCTATTCCTCTAGTTCCATCAAATCGGAATAAGCCGCATCAAGCTCACCGCTCTCTAGCTGCTCTAGGCGATCGGTTGTCTCCGCAGCGAGCGTCATGCCCCTAGTGGCGCGCATCAGTTTTGCAACGCGCAAATGCTCTTTGCAGGCAAAATAATCCGCATCCTCCGCGCAATCCATATAAGCCGCAGGCCGAAAAGCCATCGCCTTTATGCTGTAAACATACACCGCGTAAAGCTCGGCAAGCCTGTTTTCATCAATTACGTGCAAGTCTTCAAGCGACTTGAAATCATAAACCGGGCAGACGAATGCGTAATAGGGTACAGCCGCCGTTTTTGTGTAAACTTCTGTCATTGTTCTCTCTCCTGTTTCCGTTCAATGTATCCCTTGGTGTACGGTATAGCGTTATATCCCGCCCGGCAAGCGTAACTATTCGGGCCGTATTTCTTACCGCCAATAGCGCGCAGCCATAGCTTTATCCCTTGGTCAGTCTTAATCACGGCGGTAGGAAGTTCACGCGGGCAGTTAATCCGTGTAATCCCGACGCCTTCACGGAATAGCTCTGTGAGGATTTCGTCGCTAACGCCGACCCCGTGCAACGCTTCAAGCATTACCTTCACTTGACTATCAGCGCGCCGCCAATCTTGCGCGCCTGGATTAAGCTGCTCGCCACCGAATTGCGCGGGATCTTGGCGCGGTTGCCGGTCTTCCCTGTCGGCTTGCTTCCTGACCCACGTTCGCCAAGTGGCCAGCCAATCCAGTTTAACGCCAGCAGCACCCGCCCGGCTTACCCAATAATCTCGGAAGTCCTCGCCAATCCGCCGCGCCTCATGGGCGGTAAACCCGCGCTCAATAGCATAGTCTATATACTCGCTCGCCGGTTGCCATTTAGGCGACAACCGGCTCCCCTTCTTATCCGTCATGCGTCCTCGCTATCGAACAATGACGCCTTTTCAGCCTCGGCTTGCGTGAGGAATTTAGCGGCCTGCTTTGCGTATTCCGGCTTTAATTCAAACCCGATATACTTTCGCCCCATACGAATTGCCTCATGACCGGTTGAACCGATACCATTGAACGGGTCTAAGACCACATCGCCGGGGTTAGAGTACATTGTCAAGCATCGTTCAATCAAATCGAGAGGCATCGGGCAGATGTGCTTTTCATCGTCCGGGCCCTTAAATCGGGCGTTTAGCACTTTAGTTTGACGAGTATCCATCCACACCGGCGAAGCCCATTCCTGCCATTGGTCAAGCGGGAATTCCTCGCGGGTATGCGTGACAGGCTCGCCCACCTTGATCCCCTTCGACTCCTTTCGCATTACAATGATATATTCCGGCATACCCATAGCGCTCACTCGGCTATTGCCGCGAATATTCTTGTACAGAAGCCGCTCGTGCTTTGTTTTTTGCATCTCGCGCACCGGGTCGCGCCAGACAGTAATCCGGGCGCGCATACAAAACCCTGCCTTCCGGTAATTGTCTAATGCCTTATCAGAGAACGGATAAATACCGCCCTCGCCCGTTGGCGAACTGTTCTGATAGAAAACAGTGTCCTTAACGTGGTCACAAATAATCGTCCCAGGTTTCATAACGCGGAACAACTCTTGCGCCATATAAAGATGATGCTGCAAAAATTCTTCATGACTGGCAGCGTTGCCCATATCGCGTTCGCTGTCCGAGTAGATGTAAAGCGAGCTAAACGGAGAGCTAAATACGGAGAAGTCAACGCTATCATCCGGCATAGCCGCCAACGCCTCGACGCAATCCGCGTTATAAATCGCCCAGTTCTGGCCTGTGTAATCGGGTTTCATATTATGCCTCCTTCATAAAGCTTGGAAGTTCAATTTCAAATTTGCGAGTGTACGCCCGGCGAAGTACCGCCTCTCCTTGCGCCTCGACCATTGCACTTGTCATGGCTTTTTTCATCCTGTCATGGTCCGCAGCCTTGCGCTGCACGTTTTGCCAGATCGGGATCTCGGTTTCAGCAATAACGATATGCGCATTAACTTCGCTATCTTGCCCGAAACGCCAGGACCGCCTGACAGCCTGATAGTGTTGCTCGTAACTGTGGCTGATAGACGCGAACACTACCGTCTTGGCGTGCTGCCAATTCAAGCCAAACCCGGCAAGCTTGGGCTTGGTCACGATAACGCGGGCCTTCCCAAAAGTGAACGCATCAAGCGCGGCCTCCTTTTCTTCCGGCTTCATTGCCCCGTGAACTTCGATTGCGTCGGGAATTGCCTTAGTCAATTGCGCGCTTTCGTCATTGGTTTCGCACCAAACAATAACCGGGCCTGTTTCCGCGTTCGCAATTTCAGACGCGCGGGCAACACGCTCAGCAAGCGTAAGCCGCTTTTCCTTATGTATGCTTGTCGCGGACTGGTCAGGAATGCGGAACAAAAGCCCGTCTTGCACGCCCTCAGTCAAATCGGAATTAACGATATGCGTGTGATATCGCAGCGGCGGGAGAATAAACCCATCATCGAACCCGCCAAGATCCGAAGGCAAAGACGCCGCCCGC